AACTTCTCTCACTAGAATATTGATCAATCAATTTTGTAATATCAATAATTTAGATGATGAAGATGAATACATATACTTCAGAAATTGTACCGAAGAATTTTGGAATAATTTTCGCACATGCATGCACACGCTTGTATTGGACGATATCAGTAATGAACATCCTAATTTAGGAGACCCGAAATCAGTAAATGAAATTATCGGAGTCATGAATGACGCTAATTTCGTACCTAACCAAGCTTCTCTTGAAGACAAAGGGCGAATCCCTTTGCGTTGTAAATTAGTTGTAGCCACTACTAATGTCAAAAATCTTAATGCACACGCATACTTTTCTTGCCCAAGTGCTGTACAACGGCGATTTCCTTATATAATCACACCTACTGTGAAACCCGAATATATGGATTCTCAGACGGGGATGTTAGATCCGTCTCGAGTTCCAATTGTACCAAAAGATTCTTATGATGATTTGTGGTATTTCAAGGTTGAAAAAGTTAAAACGACACCTATTGATACTACCCGTACAATTCAGCTTCAAGCTACCTTTGATCTTGTTCATGATGGACTGGAAATGCCAGAATTTATTTCATGGTATACCCAAACTATTAATGAATTTAACAACAATCAAAATGTCGTTGAAAAAGCTGTTGAAAATATTCGAAGAACTAAGGCATGTGAAATTTGTAAACTACCACTGGCATACTGTAAATGCCAGCTGCAATCAGTCGAAGTTGACCTATTGAAATTTGCATGGTTAAATACCTGCTATAATGTGCTCTGTGAAGTATTCAGTGCTATTTTGCTAATTGCCCTACCTTATATGGGATTTGGGCGATGTGGTTACATAGTGCACTACTTCTTAAGTCGACCCGCTTTTGCACGACAGTTTTTTGCTAATCTTGGAACTAGAGCATGTGAACGATATGCACGACCTAAATATTTGATCGGCATTCCAGCTGCTATAGCAGTTATATTTGCTACATACAAGATCTACCAAAATTCACATGATCTACAAGGAAACAATCAATCAAAAAGTCAAGAAGCCGAATCTAAACCCGAACAGTCCAAGAGTGATGAAGTCGGATCTAAACCCGTTCCTTCTGATATTGATAAACGGGACCCTGTGTGGTACAATGATAAATTTGAACTGACACCTGCTGATGTTAGTAGAACAACACTCTCCTCGAAGGGTAACATAGACAATATTAAACGTCTATTTTCTGCTAATTGTGTATTTATACGAAGCAAGGTTGATGAAACATATACACGTCCTTCTAAGGCTTTTTGCATCGGAGGACAATTGTATATCACAAACAATCATTCTATTCCTTATTATGACCTCGTTGAAATAAATTTAACACAGCAATCTGCCAAACAAGGCGTCACTAGTAACATCTCATTTAATTTGAGTAAATGTGACATCTACAGATTACCTGAAAAGGATTTGTGTTGTTTCATAGTAAGAAACCTACCACCTAAGAAAGATTTAACACAATATTTTTGTGAACCCTCATTCAAAGCTAATACACACGCATTCTATTATGGAAAAAATGAAGATGGTTCCTTAGATGAAAGAAGAGTTACTAATATTAAACACGTCGTTGAATTCACCCCAGCTTTGATAAAGGCTGTTGGGTACATACCCAGAGTTTCAAAATGGGTTGGATTCGTTGATGAACCCACTTCCAATGGTGATTGTGGTTCTATATTGGTTTCTGAATCTTACTATGGATATTGCATTGTGGGTGTTCACATGCAAGGATCCGGAGATATTGTCGCAGCTTCAGCCATTGACAGCTCAGTGATAGGTGAATTAAAGGAATGGGGCAAACGCTATTTCATAGACGTGAGTCCACCTATCCTACAATCCCAAAATCATAAAGCTGAATTGGTTAGTTTACATCCAAAATCATGCTTGAGATATATTGAAAAAGGCCATGCTAATGTGTTTGGTTCTTTCGCAGGATTTCGAGCTAACAGTAAGTCTAAAGTTGAAAATACTTTAATGCATGAAGTTGCTAAATCATTCGGTTATGTTGAGCGTTTTGGTAAACCCGTTTTTGGGTGGAAACCATATCGCCTAGCAGCCTTGGATTGTTTAAATATTCCTTATAAAGTTGATACTAATATCTTAGACATTTGTACTAAAGCTTTTATTAAAGATATTAAGGATACATTACCCAAAGAACAACTAGCAAATTTACATGTTTATGATGATTTCACTGTGATCAATGGTGCAGCCGGAGTTAATTATGTAGACAAGATTGTTCGCAACACCTCCGCGGGATTTCCATTTCGTAAATCAAAGAAACATTTCATGTTTGCGATTCCACCACAGCATGATCTAGAGGATCCAGTTGATGTAACTGATGAAATAAAAGAAATATACTTTGAGATTCTAGAAAGATATCGTCAAGGTAAAACATCTGGATCTGTTTTCACTGCTCATTTAAAAGATGAACCTGTAACTTTTGCAAAGCAGGAGGCAGGTAAAACTCGAGTATTTTCTGGAGCCAACCTACCATGGAGTATGGTTGTCCGAAAATACCTATTATCCTTCATTCGCGTTATGCAAGAAAACCGATATTTATTTGAAGCTGCCCCAGGTATTGTGGCCCAAGGCCCAGAGTGGGAACAGCTTTACAAATATGTTGTAGCGTTTGGAAGAGATAAAATTGTAGCAGGTGATTATGGAAAATTTGATAAACGAATGTTGGCCGCTATCATCACTTCAGCCTTTACTTTCATTCACGATATATGTGAATATTCAGGTAACTACACCGCTGAGGATTTACGGGTAGTGCAAGCTATTGGATTTGATGTAGCATTTTCACTTCAAGATTTCAATGGAGATTTGATCCAATTATTTGGTTCTAACCCATCTGGACATCCTTTGACTGTTATAATCAATTGTATTGTCAATTCTCTATACATAAGATATGCTTATTATATGGAGAATCCGCAAAAGGAGTGTCATACATTTAAACAAAATGTTAATTTGATGACATATGGCGATGACAATATCATGGGAGTTTCTGATAATGTTCCATGGTTTAATCACACCGTTATTTCTGCTAGATTAGCAGATATTGGTGTTATCTATACCATGCCGGATAAAACATCAGAAAGTGTGCCATATATTACTATCGACGATGCTTCGTTCCTAAAGCGCACGTGGCGTGTGGAGAAAGCTGTCGGTAAACACATGGCTCCCCTTGATGAGGAATCTATTGAGAAAATGCTTTTGACTTGGGTTCGTTCAAAATCTATTACAGAACAAGAACAAGCTATTGCTGTTCTTTCGAGCGCGAACCGAGAATATTTCTTTTATGGTAAAGAAATTTTCGAACAAAAGCAGAAAATGTTTAAGGAAATTGTAACTCAGTGTGATTTGGAACGATTTGTAGAAGAATCCACGCTGCCCAGCTATAAACAGTTGCTGGCCGAGTACAATGATAGAGTCGATCCTGAACAATAGGATGGCCACGGGATTTTCTAATACCCCAAATAATTATTAGGACGTCGAAGGTGAGACGGAGATCACAAG